GTTTCAAAGGGTGAGGTTAATGTAAAACACGGCGAACAAGAATCCAAATCCGATTCACCGTACTAAAGACTTCCATTGGAAGGACCTAGAGGCCGGTGATGGGAGACTGGATCCGGCCTCGCAAAATTACTATGGAAAGATTTAGACAGATATTTACAGGATTAATGCGAGCACATGGTTGTACTTATGTGGACAAGAAGGGTGCCGATGGACTCAAAGTTAAAGGTAAATCGTTTGTAAAACGAGAACCAGTAACAGAAGAACTTTGGCAAAATCATTTAAATGGTATTGAACCTAGTCTTGGTATTATACCGATCAACGAAGATAACAAATGTAGATGGGGATGTATTGATGTAGATAAATACACTCTTGATCACAAAGAAATAATTAGAAAGATAAACACATACAAACTACCACTAGTGACATGTAGATCTAAAAGTGGTGGTGCACATATATTTTTATTTACAACAGATTTTGTTCCTGCAAAACTAATGCGAGATAAACTTATGTCGGTTAGTGCGATACTTGGGTTTGGTAATGCTGAGGTATTTCCAAAACAGATTGAATTAAAATCGCAAGATGATACAGGAAATTTTTTAAACTTACCATACTTTAATTTTAAAAATACAACAAGATATGCCTATGATTCTAAAGGTAATGCTGTTACACTTTCAGATTTTTTACAAAACTTAATACAGATCTCTCCACAACAACTACAAGATTTAAAAATACAGAGACCACCATCAGAGTTTGATGATGGACCACCTTGTCTTGAGTCATTAACAAGAGAAAAATTATCTGATGGTAGAGACAGAGTATTATTTCAATACATGGTATATGCGAAGAAGAAGTGGCCAGAGGAATGGCGTAATAAACTTAGCACATTTAATCACAGATATTTTTCAACACCACTAACAGATGATATTATAGAGAGAAAAAAGAGAGATAACAAAGACTATGGTTTTAAGTGTAATGAAGAACCAATGTGTAATCATTGTGATAAACAATTATGTAAGACAAGAAAGTTTGGTATCGGTACACAGTTATTATTTCCACAATTATCTGATTTACAGATTGTGAAACTAGATCCACCACTGTACAGACTGAATGTAGATGGTGAGAGAGTAGAAATAAAAGCAGAGGAACTACAAGAGCAAAGATTATTTATACGAGCATGCATGAATCAAATACACAAGTATCCACCAAAACTAAAACCAAAAGATTATGACATCATGGTTACATCTTTAATGGCTAACCCAGAACTTGTAGAAGCACCAGAGGGTGCATCTAAAAAAGATCAGCTATCACAACACCTTGAAAATTATTGCACGAGTAGAACTGCAGAAGGTGCAACAAAAGAAGATATGGAGTCTGGTAATGTATGGAACAAGAGTGGCTATCATCATTTTATCTTTGGTGAATTCTATCACAAATTTTTACATAGACATAAATGGTCAGAGAAGTATGACGTGACAAACTTTTTACTTACAGAGCATTGTGGTTGCGAAGTTGTTAGAATGACTATAGGTAAGAAGAAGTTATCAATTATAAAAGTACAAGAGTTTGAGAAGGAAGATATGAAAGTCAAAGATAGAGTATTTAAAAAGGAGGACGCGTTTTGAAAACTATCGTTCTTGGTCCACCTGGTACAGGTAAAACAACTACACTATTAAACGAAGTAGATAAATATTTAAAACAAACTGATCCTGATAAGATTGGTTATTTTTCTTTTACACAGAAGGCTGCTTACGAAGCAAAAGACAGAGCCATGTCTAAGTTTAATTTATCAGAGGACGACCTACCATACTTTAGAACATTACACTCACTGGCTTTTAGAAGACTAGGTATAAAGAAAGATGAAGTTATGCAACGTAGACACTATGAGGATCTAGGTAAAAAGATGGGATTGATAGTAGATTATCACGAGTATGATAATGAACACTCAGGACTATTCACAACTAAAAGTGATTTACTACGTATAGTGCAGATAGCTAAACTGAGGGGTATAACACCAGAACAACAATATAATTTAAAAGAACATACACAAGATATAACAGTGCACCAACTTAAACAGTTTGTACATGATTTAGATCAATACAAGAAAGATTATAATTTAATTGATTTTACAGACATGATTACAGAATTTATTAAAGCAGATAGATCACCACGATTTGATGTTGTATTTATAGATGAAGCACAAGATCTATCACAAACACAATGGGGTATGGCAAAATCTATTTGGGACAAGACACAAGATACATTTATAGCAGGTGATGATGATCAAGCTATATTTAGATGGGCAGGAGCAGACGTAGATAGTTTTATATCACAGACGGGAAAGATAATGCAGTTGACACAGTCATACCGTATACCACAGGTAGTTCATGATGTGGCATCACGCATAGTAAATAAGATACAAAACCGACTACCAAAAGAGTGGAGACCAAAAATACAAAGAGGATTACTTTCATATTACGATGACTTTGAACAAGTTAACATGAATAAAGGTAATTGGCTAGTGCTGGCTAGGACCAAATTTATGTTAAACGATTTAGAAGATACATTATACTCACAGGGATTGTATTACCAGAACAAATTTAAAACAAACAGGGAACAAGACTTGTACACTGCTGTAAATGATTGGGAAAATCTTCGTAAAGGTGTGGACATTAATTACGACCAAATTAGTAGAATATCATCTTACATGTCAGAAAAACATTTTGAAAAAAATTGTTTAAAGTACATGGACAAAGATGCAAGACACACCATGCAATCTTTACGAGAGAGAATGTGGTTGAAAACAAATGACGTGTGGTATAATGCTTTTGATAATGCACCACAGAAGAAAGTTAGATATATTAGAAGGATGAGAGAAAATGGTGAGAAGTTAAACTCTAGTCCAAGAATTACTCTGTCTACAATACACGGAGTCAAAGGTGGTGAACAAGATAACGTAGTTCTCTTGACTGACCTATCCAGAAATACACAAAGAAACTACGAACAAAATCCTGATGATGAAAATAGATTATTCTATGTCGGAGCGACTAGAGCTAAAAATCATTTACATATCATCAGACCAAAAGATATATACAAAGGATATAAAATATGAAAACAGAAGAAGCGTTACAACTAGCAAAAGAATTAATTGCTGGACCCAGAGCAAAAACCTACGGAGATAAAATACAAAATCATTGCAACATAGCAAAACTATGGACAGCATACTTAGACAAAGAGATTACAGCACATGATGCAGCTGTGATGATGGCTTTACTAAAAGTGGCAAGAACAAAATTTGGTCAACCAACATCAGATACGTATGTAGACGCAGCAGCGTACATGGCAATAGCAGGAGAATGCAAACATGAAAATGATATTTAAACCACAAACAGAGTGGTTGCCGCCAACAGACTTTCCCGATTTAAGAAAGTATGATGAGATAGCCATAGACTTAGAAACAAAAGATCCAAACTTAAACGAAAGAATGGGATCTGGCTCTGTTGTTGGTGTAGGTGATGTTGTAGGTATATCGTTAGCTACACATGACTGGTGTGCTTATTATCCCATAGCACACGAAGGTGGTGGTAATATGGATCGTAAAATGGTTCTTGACTGGCTCCAGGATCAAATGCGATCACCCTCTACAAAAATATTTCACAATGCAATGTATGATGTATGTTGGTTAAGAAGACTTGGTATACAAGTAGATGGTATGATTGTAGACACAATGATAGCTGCATCTCTTATCGATGAGAATAGATACAGGTATGATTTAAATGGTATATCAAGAGACTATCTTGGTAAAGGTAAAGACGAGTCCGCATTATACGAAGCTGCAAAGTCTTGGGGTGTAGATCCAAAAGCAGAAATGTATAAGCTGCCAGCTATGTACGTTGGATCTTACGCAGAGCGTGACGCCCAACTTACATTGGAGCTATGGCAGGAGTTTAAAAAAGAAATAATACACCAGGACCTAGAGGCTATATTTTCTATGGAGACTAAATTGTTTCCTGTTCTTGTTGACATGAGATACCTTGGTGTGCGTGTAGATCAAGACAGAGCAGCTATTGAAAAGAAAAGAATGGTTGAAGAAGAGAAAAGATTATTGGGTGGTGTGTATGCAGAGACAGGACAAGAGGTACAGATATGGGCTGCAAGATCTATTGCCAAAGTATTCGATAAACTTGGTTTACCATACGATAGAACAGCAAAGACAAAAGCACCAAGCTTTACTAAAAATTTTTTAGCTAATCATCCACACAAGATTGTACAAGCTATTGCAAAAGCAAGAGAGATAAACAAAGCACACACAACATTTATAGATACAATACTTAAATATTCATACAAAGGTAGAATACATGCAGAGATAAACCAACTACGTGGTGATAGTGGTGGCACGGTTACAGGTAGGTTTAGTATGAATAATCCAAACTTACAGCAGATACCTGCAAGGAACAAAGATCTTGGACCACGGATCAGAAGTTTATTTATACCAGAGGAACATTGTAAGTGGGGTTGTTTTGATTACAGTCAACAAGAGCCACGTCTTGTTGTGCACTACGCAGCATTACAGGGTTTCTATTCTGTAGAAGATGTTGTTGATGCATACAAAGGTGGTGATGCGGACTTCCACCAGATTGTAGCTGATATGGCTGATATTGGTAGATTCCAAGCCAAGACGATCAATCTGGGTCTTTTCTACGGTATGGGTAAGAATAAACTACAAGCAGAACTGGGTATAAACAAATTACAAGCAGAGGAATTATTTAAACAATATCACAGCAAGGTGCCATTTGTTAAACAACTTATGGATGCTGTAATGGATAGAGCACAGCGTAAAGGTAAAGTGAGAACGTTGCTAGGTCGATTGTGTAGGTTTCATTTATGGGAGCCAAATCAGTTTGGTATCCACAAGCCATTGCCTCACGATGATGCGCTCGCGGAACACGGACCAGGGATCAGGAGAGCGTACACATACAAAGCTTTGAATAGATTGATACAAGGATCTGCAGCTGACATGACAAAGAAAGCTATGATAGATTTACACGCAGAAGGTATCATACCACACCTACAAGTTCATGATGAATTAGATATATCTATATTAAATAAAAAAGAAGCAGAAAAAGTAAAAGAAATTATGGAGTCAACAGTGACCCTTGAAGTTCCTAATAAAGTAGATTATGAAGAGGGAGATAATTGGGGCAGTATCAAATGAGGTTAAATTATGGCATATCTAAACGCAAACATACCACCGGAATACGCACAAATCAGGAGAGAATATCTCTATGACCTTAAGAAACATCATGGAGAAGTTGAAGACTGTATTATCTTTGGTCTATCGGCTATTACAGGGCGTAGTATCCTTTTTCATTGTATTATGGAAAATGGAGCTATCTACTACCGTCTCCCGATATCTGCATTCATTCAAAGAGGGTTTAAACCGCAAGAAGTTCCTAGACGTAGACTTGACGAGTTACAGCTTTGGAATTGCTTTAGTTATTATCCTGCTGTGCATTCTTGGGATATTTTAGAAGCACAAGCTGGTAAATACATAGGAAAAGACAAGAAATGGCACCACGGTAAATACCTATTTACGGTTGACTTTGCTCACCCTGAAAGTAATATATTAGACACGGATCATTCAGAGATACCGCACGAGCACAAATGCGCTCACATCATAGCCCTAGACGACGGGAACTATGCAGCACAACCTAATAATAGATGTATATGGGATATCCCATCATTCACTGTTAAAGATAATGTGCCAGATTGGAAAGTGCAAACATCTGAATGGAACGTAGAAAACACAAGTCAATGGAAAACAGAAGATACTGATAAGTTCTTCTATGAAATTGAGGAGAAAAAACATGATTGAAAAGTGTAAAGCAGTTTGTTGCAAAGTTTGGGACAAAATAAAAGCTGGCTGGAACTGGATCGTTGGAAGATTCAACAGGTAGTTTATGGCCCTAAAAATTTCTGAATCCGCAGCCGTACAGATGCCTATGAAGACGGTTGCTAGTTTGATCGCGATGGTTGCCATCGGGACATGGGCATATTTTGGCCTGCACGAAACGCTTAACAGTCACTCAACTCAAATAGAGTTAATGCAAAAAGATTTAGAACAAAATACAGAGTTTAGAATTAAATATCCAAGAGGTGAGTTAGGTCAATCAGCTGGTGAGGCAGAGCTATTTATGATTGTAGAACATGTTAGTGGTTTATTAGAAGATGTAGAGGCAGAACTTAAAAGTATGAGAAACAATGCAGTCAACATAGAATTTTTAAAGAAAAGAACTGAAAAATTAACTGAAGACGTAGAGAAGTTAATTAGAAACGGAGGCGGAAAACATCAATGAAGAAAAAAATTAAACTATCTAAATTTGAATGGGTAAAGAAAAATATTGTTATCGTTCCTGTAGTAGCAGCAATACTAGCCGGAACATTTACATCAGTTAGATATGTATTAAGTTTAACTGATACTATTGAATTAAATAAACAAACTATCGTTAATTTACAAAGAGATCTAACAGTAGCAGAGGATAAATTAACAGAGGTTGCTACAAGATTATCTGCAGCTGAAGCCACGTGGGAGATGGCAGAAAATCTATATAGACAATTAGCTGATCAAGTTAGGGAGCACGCATATGATATTAAGGATCTTAATCGCTAGTATTTTAGTAGGAATTATTGCTACTGTGAATGCAGAAGCACGTAATGAATATTTAAATGATGGTGCAAACACTTGTGATCAAGGTAGTTGGGAAGCATATACAGAAGTTAGGCAACACGAATACAAAACAGGGTCTAGCGCCGAATCGCAAGACCAAGTGGTGGGTTGGAGATTTAGAAAGTCTATTGGTGACGTTTGTGATGAAGAATTTGTAAAAGACCAAAGAAAAAAACAAAAATTAAAAATACAATTAGAGTTAGTAAAAGAATGTAAAAGAGTTCCACGAATTAGCCCACCTCCTGTAGAGTTTGCTGAATTAATTAATGCGTGTATGAAGCTAGGAGTCATGTCTTCATCTTCTTTTGGTGAAAGAGATTTTGATCCTAAAGTAAGCTATTGGACAGTTTTAAAAAAACAGTATATGAAGGAAAACCCTGATATAATAACATTGGATAATTATAAAAAATGATAGAGACTGTATTTGCATTAATCTTAACTTTAAATGGTTCTATGATAGAGCACACGTACAAAAATTCGTTAAGCGATTGTTTAAAATCAAAGCGCCTGGCTCAAAACGAGGTAAATCCTGAAAGAGTTGTATTTACTTGTAAAAAAGTAAAGGCTAAGACAGAGATATACATGGACCGAAAGAAAATCATCAAAATACTAGGATAATGGAGCCTTTTATACCAGTGAATACTATTATAGCTTTTATATTGCTTTGTGTTGTAATTTATGTAGGGTTAAACGATAACGATAAATTATGAAACTTACGGCTAACATAACTCTTGATGAGTTGACAAAGTCTCAGGTTGCGGAGAGAAAAGGTATTAATAACAATCCTAATCCACAGCAGATTGAGAATCTTAAAGCATTGGCTACAAATATACTGCAGCCAGTTAGGTCCCACTATGACAAACCTTTAATTATATCATCAGGATTCCGTTGTGCCCAGCTTTGTGTAGAGATTGGTAGTAGTGTGAACAGCCAACATGTGGCAGATGACAGCGCAGCTGCAGCAGACTTTGAGATACCTGGTGTTGATAATAGAGAACTAGCTCTTTACATCAAAAATGAATTAGAATTTGACCAGCTCATATTAGAATTTTACCGCGACAACGAACCGTCGTCGGGCTGGATACATTGTTCATATTCTACCAACAGTAATAGAAACCAATCATTGCGAGCTTTTAGAGAAGATGGTAAAGTTGTGTACAAACCATGGCTAGAATAGGACAACTAACATCACAAATCGTAACAGGCAAATGCCCAGAGTGCAGAACAGAAACTCTTCTTGTATCTTTTGAACCATATTTATACAGATGTGTAAACTGTGGTTATGATCTTGAACAAAAAGTAAATGGTGTAATCAAATATGTTATTGCAACCGAAAATTCAAAATTTGAAAAAGCTAGCATACTAGACGATGGCCAAGAAGGGTAATTTTTTAAACAAGGTAGCTCACGAACCTATACACCACAAAACCTCAATCGGACGCAGACCAAGCCTACAAAAAATGAACAAACACCGTCGACGCGCGTTTAAGTTGTACAAAGGACAAGGGCGTTGACAAAAGTCAAATAATATCCTATATTAATATTAGAAAGGAAAAATATGAGATACAAATACAAAGTTAGAGAGTTAAGTAAAGATACGTCAAACGATATGGAGGCCATGTCTTTTAAGAAATTAAAAGCAAAACTTGACCATAAAAAAGAATATGCTGTAGAGTATACAAATAAACATGGAAATTTTATATCTACCGTAGTGCGTGGTAAAGAACCAAAATGATAAATGGAGCATATAGTGACGATAACTTTATTGTACTTAACTCTGTTGGGTAATATCGAGATGACTTCTTTCGAAATCCCATCAAAGGAAAGTTGCGAGTCTTGGTTTCATTACAACGTAAAAGAAAAAGAAAATAAAAATAAAACTTTATTTAGTGGTCACACATATCATCTATATGATGGTAAAAAAGTTATTGGCTATATCTGTAGTGATGATATTCCACAATAAACGAACCTATCCCACGAGGGAAAAAGGGGATAGGTTATAAGGTGAGAAAAGTAATTTATTTTTGCCACAATTATAACACAATGTCAAGTCTCGTTAGCCTGTTTACATTTAAACGTAACATATATCTTATTTGAATTAACTAAATCAGGACCCATTTCGGCCATAGCACTTCCCGTGTTGATTGTACCGTTGGCTGCGCAATCAAACCAAGTATTAAAGGTTCCTGCATTATAGTCCGGTAAACAATCCCCATGGACCGCGGAACAAATTTTCATAATTAAAATATATTTTATCATTGACAATCCTATATGATTATCCTATATATTTGTGAAAGGAAAGTATATGACAGACACAAGTAAATATAGAAACGTTTCGTTATCACACGCAACATACAAGATCTTAGACACCTTGTCTAAGAATTTAGATCCTGATGTGACGTTATCGATAAGCAAAACGATTGAGAAAATAGCAAACGAGAAAGTGAGGAAATTAAATGGCAAAGTACAGAGCACCGTTTCTAAATAATGATGCTATACATTTAATTGAACAAAACAAAGAACCAGAGCAAAAGCTTTGGATTGCAGTTCTAGCTAAAGCTTTTGATGATGCATTCTATTCTACAGATAATAGAGCAGCGTTGGAAGCTTTAAGTTGGATAAGACATGGCATAGATTTTAACTATGTATGTGGATTAGCAGGTAGAAATCCTGAATATGTTAGAAAGAAAATGTTGAATAAAGTAATAGAAAGGGAAGCATCTATCTTAATGGAACATAAAAAAATTAAGCAAGGTGTGGACAACGTAATAAAATTAAAAAATAAAATTGCACAGGAAAAAATACTAGCTCCAAAAAGAAAAAGAAAAAATTGGGGTAATGTTGCAGAATTTAAATGGTTACCAAAGTATTCACATGACTACGTTGAAAGGTAAACCTAAAATATGTCCTGAGTGTAAGGGTAATGGCTACCTTAAAACAGGCATGAATACGATCGTGCAGTGTTTAAACTGTTGGTCAGAAGGAGAGATAGATGAAACGATTTGGGCTAGGAATTATGATCCTATTATTCCTGATGAGTTGCAGTCAATCGAAAAAGATTGACAAAGTTTGGTTTGATCCAGTCAAAGGTCTTTTTAGGATAACGTATGGCATCAGTAAGTGAGGATTTTGCTTATCTTGCTGGTCTACTTGATGGCGAAGGTTGCGTCACATACAAACAATATTGGGATCGCAAACGAAAAGATAGACCACATAAATATTTTTGTTGGCGAATACAAATGGAAATCGTGATGACAC